GCGGAGCAATTGAAAGAGTTTGAAAGGAATGAAGAGAATGCAGATTAAGAAAGAAACAGTCATTTCTGTTCTGACAACAAGCGGAGAAACAATTAATGCCGGTGACACAGTGATATTCAATTTTGATGACAAGTGTTGCGTGGGTGTGTACCTGGGACTTTCAGACCGTGGAGCCTTGAAATTCAAAGGCAAGATTGCCGGTACAGATGTGACATTTCATGTGATGCCTAAAAGCATCAAAGAAATTTACAAGGCTGATGTAAAAGTGAAAAATGATGAATTTGGCAAGTTTATGAACGAGCCGGAAAGTGAGGAATAAAGATATGAAAAAATATTTTATTGTTGCAAAAAGAGGGGTAGAGGTAACTTTGGAGAAGAACGGTGGTTTTTACTCTGTGTATGTTGACGGAAGATTGTACAAGAGAACTGCTAACGAGTTGTTTGCAGTGCAGGCATTTAACGAAATTTAGGAAAGGCGGGAATGAATCATGAGAAAATTTAAGGTTGGAGATGTGGTTAAACCAAACAAAAAAGCAGATGAAAATTATACCATAACTACCACATCTGTTGTAAGAGAAGCCATTGTTACAGAATTAAGAGACTATACGATGGATATAAAAATCATAAAAGGGTCATGCAGTGTTGGGGAAGTATTTACGGTTGAAGAAAAATATTTTGATTTGGTAAGAAAAGCAAAACAGGAAACCATTGTCATCTACCGCAACGACAACAAAGTAGTTGCACTGGACAAGACCACTGGAGAGAAAGCAGAAGCAAAATGCAACCCGGCTGATGAATTTGATTTCCGGACTGGTGCTAAGTTGGCTTTCAACCGACTGATGGGCGAAGATGTGAAGCCTGATGATGTCCGTGAGGTGAAAAGAAAAGCTAAAGTCGGTGAGTACGTCAAGATTGTTTATGCGATGCCTTGTTTTATTCCTTATAAAAACGGAGATATTTTCAAAGTAAATTGCGTTACGGCATCAGGATGTATTTGCAAAATATCTGAGGAAAATGTTGGTTTATGGCACAAAGAGTATGTTGTCCTTGAAAACTACAAGCCGGAGAAAGAACCGGAGAAGAAAGATGAAATCTGCGTGGGAGATACCGTAAAGGTCACAGATTCTGGTAAGCAGTACAGAGCATACGGTAAATGGAGCGGTCTTAATGGATACAAACAGAATTTTGTCTATGGTTCAGCCGTTAGCACAGAAGATAACTACAAGGTTTTGGCAATTAAGAAGCACGACGATTGTTACACCAAAACACTTGCACTGATTCAGAATCCCAAGACAAGCCAGGTATTCATCATCAATGTCAAAGGACTTAAGAAAGTAGAAAGGTAGGTACGAGGTATGGCAGATAATACACAGGTTGCTAAACAGGAAATGAACACAAAGCTTTCGTACTACACTAACCAGTATACAGGACTTATGGAGCGTGATTTTACGGAACATGGGTTGCAGTTTGATGATTATTCCAAACAGTGTGTAATGGCATCCATGAGTGCCATTTACAACCTTGTAACATCAAGCAAGGAAGCTATGGAAAAGCTGAATGGGTCTAATCTTAGACAGGTTATCGGACAGGTTGCCAGCCTAAAACTTAATGCAAATGCTGTTCCGAGAGAATGCTACTTTCAGTTGAGAAATAAACAGGACGCAAACGGAAACTGGTACAAAGAAGTTGAAATGGGTATTGAGGGTGACGGAAACGATGCTCTTATGAGAAATTTCGGTGTTGGTGTTAAAAAGGTTTATCCGGTATGGCTTGTGAAAGAGGGCGATGAATTTGCATACCCGAAACACAAGGGAATTGAGACTACGCCGCCGGAGTGGGAAGAAAAAGGTTTGTCGCAGAGAGTAATCCGTGTTGTTTATCCGGTTGAAATGAAAGACGGAAAAATGGAATACATGATTGCTGAGAGAGAAAGCGTAAAAGGAAATCTCTTGGCTCATGTACGGAACAATCTTATGAATGAAACATTCGGTATCTGTGAGAACAAGCGAAAAGCAACAGATAAACAGAAAGCAGAGATTAAGGAGAAGAAAGACGAAATCATCAAGGCTCTTTTGGAATGTAAGACGTTGGAAGATATGCTTTCCTGTGAAGTTGCAAGACCTTACATGAGCGCTGCATGGCTGGAAACATCAGAAGCAATGATTGTTCGTAAAATGCGAAATAATGCTATCAAAAAGCATCCGAAAGACCTTAACTCAATGGCTACACAGTCTCTTATTCAGATGGATGAAACATACCAACAGGTTCAGGAAGAGATTGAAGAGAATGCAAACACTGTACCGTTTGAGGAAGTCACCACGGACAGCACGGAACAGACCATTGCTAACGCAGAGACACCGGATTGCTTTAAGTAGGAGGGATTGCATAAATGTATGAAAACATGAGTGACATTTTGCATGAGCGCAAAGTCGGTGACTATTCGTTGGAAAAATTCACGATTGGTCAAAAAGATTTGTATGCTATTGTTCATGGCATATTGCCTGGAAATTATATTCGCCTTACACACCGTGGAGAAGTCGTTATGTCTGATACAGATATGGAAAAGCGAACAAATGCAAACTTTGTGAAAAACGCACATGGGAATGTGCTTATTGGTGGTCTTGGCATAGGAATGATTTTACTGGCGATTCAAGACAAAATTGATGTTGATAAAATCGTTGTGGTAGAGAAATCAGAAGAAGTTATTGAGCTGGTAAAAGACCAACTTCCACTTAATAACAAGGTTGAGATTGTAAATGCTGATGTTTGGGAATATGTACCACCATTCAAATTTAACACAATCTATATGGACATTTGGAACTATATCAATACTGATGTATACAAAGAATCCATGAAACCGCTTATTTCAAGATACAGAAAGTTTCTTGTGACAAAAAAGGAAGATTCCAATAGATATATTGATTGTTGGTGCAGAAATGAAGCCAAGAACGGAGATAGGATATGAAACTTAAATGCTTATCTTCCGGTTCTTCCGGTAACTGCTATCTTCTAACAGCAGATAACGGTGAAACACTTTTACTGGATGCAGGACTTCCTATCATGGACATAAAACGTGGTCTTAACTGGAATATTAAGTGTGTTGTGGGTGCGATATGTACCCACAGCCACAAGGATCACTCATTATCCGTATCAGACCTTGAACACATGGGAATACCAGTATTTAAGCCATATGAAAGTTTAGAACCTATGGAAATGGGGTTTACTGGTGGAAAAATAATGGCATTTGATCTTACTACACTGGATGGCAAATGGACACACACGAATGCAGACGGTACGGAATGTCCTTGTTATGGATTTCTGATAACCCACCCGGAAATGGGAAAATTGCTTTATGTAACTGACACGGAATTTGTTAAGTGGCGGTTCCATGAAGTAAACCACATCCTTATTTCATGTAACTATCAGAAGAAGTACATTGCAGAGGATTCCAACGATGCTAAGAAATCCCATGTGTACCGTGGTCATATGGAACTGGAAACGGTAAAAGAATTTGTCATTGCTAACAAAACAGATGCCTTGCAAAACGTCATATTGTGCCATTTAAGCCGTGATAATGCAGAACCCAGTGAATGTGCCGCAGAGGTAAAAAAGATTGCTCCTATGGCTCATGTGGGTTTTGCACAGGGCGGTAAGGAATGGATTTTGAGGAATGGAAAGGAGTGTCCGTTTTGAGTGGTGGAAGTTTTGGTTATTTGTGCTACAAAGATGTTTCTGAGTTAATGGAACCGTCAGGTATCTCCGAACTTGAAAGCATGGTGCAGCACTTACAGTCGTATGGTTACGAGGACATAGCACGAGATACGCAGCGGTTGATTGAGTATATCCAGTCGGCAAGTATCAGAATTGAGGTTTTGAGTGAGAATCTTAACGGTGTTTTCCATGCGGTAGAGTGGCATGAGAGTGGAGATATTTGCAGAGATGCCATGATTGCAGAACTGGAAAAGTACAGAAATGGTGGTGCGAATGGCTGACACATTTTATAGACCACTTACACCGCAATTAAGAAGTGAAATAATGCAGAGCATTGATTCCAACATA